AAACCAACACAGTCCAGCGGAAATCGCCGTAGACGGTGAAGATGTTCCGGTGTGGATAGCGTTGACCGCTGCATCCACAGATGGGAATGAGTTTTTCAGTACCTTTTTGATAAGACGTAAATGGTCATCTCCCTGACTGACGTTATCTGTCGCAGTCGGGTTGGTGTTTACCAAATCGTCTAAATAAGTTCCACTCTCTAGTGCCATTATGGTGAACCTGTCGTAGTCATAATCCGTAACAGATTACCGGAGTGTCTGTCCCGGCTATCCGCGTTCTGAATGTTGTTGATTGCTTCCTTGTACGCTGCCAGCCACAACTGGACTCGCTGATCGTTTGCCAAGAAGGGTTCAGCCTCAAGCAACGAGGCGTACAGATATACGTCCGGGTTGTCCGTCAGCATATCGTTTGTGGTCGCAGAATCGGTAAGGGCGTCGAACTTCTTGTAGTAGACGAGTTCCACCGTGTAAACCGCATCCGGCGATGGCCCGAGATGGTATTTGTCACCGATAATGGTGAACGTCAGCGGCTTGCCTGATGACGATCCCGCGTAGAGGCGATCCATGATCTCAGGCGAGAGATATTCCAGCGGCGTGATGGGGTCGGTGTTGAGTTGCATATTGCGGCCCTGCACCCAACCTGCTGGAAGGTCATACGCTCTCGTTCCGGCAACTGTAGAGGCCGTGGTGGTTGTCTCCATCTTGCGGATTCTGAGTTCACGATTAAATCTCGCTTCTGCAAGCGTGATGAATTCCGGTATCCGCGCTGAAAGGTCATCTCTGTCCAGCCAATTAGCGACAGCAGTTTGTAGCTCGGAATAATTGCTTATTGCCATGTTCTATTCGCCGGGGCTATTGAATGACCTTTCCAGTCTTTCGGGGGATGTCCGAGTTGGGAAAAATCTCCGGGTTTGTTTAAGTAGCCGTATCTCGGCCCGTAGTGCGGGACGATCTTCCCAAGGGGGAAGCGTCCTGCGAACTTCAGCAACGGACACACATCTGGAGTCCAAATCTCAATACCGCGCCCCTTGGCGAAACCACAGAGGTATTCGATGTTTGGACGCTCATCCATGTATTCGTCTGCATGACCCCAACCGCCCTGCCCTACGAGATCAACACCCCAGAGCGCGATTTTGTCGTACTCCTCAAAGATAGCGAGGGCCAACATATAGGCGATGGTCGAGTTGAAGTAATCTCCAACTACACCTACTACATCCTCCAGCGGATACCGGATCGCGTTTGGAATCTCTGGATATGCCTCTTGCATATAAAGAGGCACATCGAGGTCGCGGATATCTTCACTTAACCGCCGAAGATAGTTCGGCTGGTAGAAACTCGGTGTCGCCTCCTTGATGCACTCCAGAGGATGAACATCAAACGCTCGGTTGTAGTAGGGCCAATGATCGTTGTCCCAAGGCAGACCCCATACTTCCCAATCGTCATCCTCAAAAGGAGCGTCATCATGGGTAGACGGAGACAGGCCGACGATAGCGACTTGCTTCATCTGGTCAGTTCAGTGATATAGACAGAGGAAGTACCAGTACCAGTGATGGCAGCGCACTTGTTCGCCTCGCTCACCCGGAAGAAATACGGGGTTGCCGCCGCGATGTAGGTTGTGGAGGTCGCCGCTGTCGGATCTCCCCCAAATTCGATGAAACAGGCTGCGGTAGCGGTCACCATCACCTCATTGATCTGCGTGGTGAACGCACTGGTGCGGGTTGCACCGCTTGAGGTGGTCGCGGAGAGCGTGTGGGTCTTGCCGGGACGGAAGACGTTGCTGTTGATGTTTCTCATATTCATACCTAAATGTTTGTCGGAGCCACTTTAAAATATTTGTAATCGGGGTCGTTGACGAAGGCAGCAAGGACGCGAGGATCTTTCGCCACTTCGCCATTACTGAGCCTCATCCATTTTTCCCATTCCGTGATCGGAATGGAGGCGGCGTGATGCCACTCACCGCGCTTGCCAGTTGTCAGCTTGTCACCGTAGTCGTTGAACTTGCGTTTGTTGTGGTCAAGGATGGGTGTCGCGTTCTGACGGGTTTGAAACCGGAACGTGTTGTCGGTATCGTCAAAAAGCATATCGGTCTGGCGACCGTATGTGTTTTCAAAATTCAGCTTGCTCATAGCAAATATCCAATTTTTCCAACCTTCGGAGATCCCTGGTGCTTATCTTCGACGTAGGCTTTTCTCAGCCAACCGATAGCATCCGTAGGTTCCTCGCTCTTTTTCTGTGGTTGTGACTTCTGCGGTTTGGTCATCGCCTTTGCGATTTCTTCCGTTGATTTAAGAGGTTTTTTCATCATGCACCGTTGAGGCTAACGACATTTCTGTCAGTGATATTGAAATTACCGGACACGCTGATCCTTTCCTCGTCCACCCAGAAAGGGGGAACCATGTGATCCAACGTAGCCGGGAAAAGCAGAATCAAATTATTCTGCGGAACGACATCCCACATATTCACGCTGAGTGGGCTGATCGACTCCCCATACCGGAAAACGATATGGCCCGCGTGTTGCACATTTGATTTGGCTTGTGCTTCAAAGATCCTTGTAGGCACATCCAGGTAGGCAACGAATGAAACTATGCCGTGGTGCTGATGAGGTGGGTTATGGTCAAACCTTTTCTGGAAGTTGATCCATAAATCCGTCATCCCGATTTCCATATCACTATTGCCGGGAGCGAAATTGATTCGCTTGTGGCCGTAGTGATGCACCATGAAATCGAACCACTGAAAAAGGAACTTCAGTAACTCGGGGTAAATCTCTGCCAGGTAGTCATCGTCGTATCGGTACGACCCACCCTGATACATATTACCCGCGAGTTTTGCTCTGTAATCGTGGTCTTCATCTCTTACCTTCTTTCCGGCAGATAAGAGGGAATCCCGTAGTTCGTCAGAGATAAAATTCTGGTAAATGCACGGCCCAAAGGGAAAAATAACTTTGCCACCGTGTTCGTCCTTGATATTCGGACAGTTTGTTTCTAGTTCTTCCATAAAAAAAGGGGGGTGAGTTGCCCCACCCCCCGGTTACGACTTAGGCTTTACAGTCAGCCAAGATGCCCGAAGATTTCTCATTTTTGGAAATGAGGCCAGCTTCGTAAAGCAGCATCTGTTTGGTGGAGTCACCCGTCTTGGCGAGGTCAACGACCTGCCAATCCCGAAGAACGCTTATTCCCCAATGATCCATATCGAGGAAGAAAACGTGTTCCGTTGACGGAAGGTTCCTGCCTGGTACGATTTTGAACGTCCCAAAGTCGCTGACATAGACATCGACGGCGTTTACCGCTGTCGCCATGCCACTTCCTTTGACATTGTTCTGAATCGAGTAACCAGGGCCAGCATTGCTGGACAGACCTGAGATCGCCTGCTTGATTGTCGCAGGGCAATAGATCATGTCCGGCTCACCACCAGCAGTGAAACAGTCGAGAATGACATTCTTGATGCCAGCTTCCGTGATGGAAGCAGTGGCAGTCGCCTCTGTCATTGCGTTTGTGCCTGTTCCCGCTGATGCGGCTGGCGAACCCGAAGTCGGGTTCATCGAGACATAGTTGGTTGCAAGCCAGGAAGGAAGACCAGCGGTGATTCGTGCTTCCGTCGCATCGCCAGCATTTTTGGCGACGTTGTTGGCGAGCATGAACTCCCAGTCTTTCTTCATCTGCTTACCGCGTTTGGCAAGCTGATAGGCTTGATGTTTACCGTGACCAGCGTAGTTGACCGAGTCATCCGTACCGGACGTTTGAACAACATACCGCGAAATTGAGCAGTAGTTGGTCAAGCGTGTCGGCAACGCTCTCGCAGTTGCGGCTGGGGAATCGTCCCCTTCGATCTGGCGGTTTGCACTACCAGCGGCAATCGTATCAGTCTGCCACTCGAAGAGAGTATTCGATCCCTTTTCCCGCGAACATCCCGAAAAAAATGGGGTGTCCATTGGAGCGATATTGTAGATGACATCGGCAAGCTGCTCACGAATCGCTACTGACGAATAAGTCAGTGAGGTATTTGAGGCAATTGCCATTTGATGTTTCTCCTACATCAAGAGATTAGATTTTCAAGAAGCATGGCCGCGTCATCGACATGGCCTGACTCCTTGAGCCGGTTTCGCATAGCAGTGCGCTTAGTACCTTTATCTGCCTTTGGATTGGCCCCTTTGCCAGATCGAATTACGCGGGGCTTGTTACGGATCTTCTTGGTCTTAGGATCTGACTTTTGAAGTTCGTCGTACAGCCGAGCCTTATTCAAAACGATGAAGGAACGGTGATCGATCAAGTTTTCGATCTCCGGGTCTGAGAAGCCCTGGGACGAGGCATAAGACCGCAATTCAGTCGCGAGTTTTTGCTGTTTTTCGGGCTCACCCCACTCTGGGATTTTCTCTACCAGGGCGGCGTGTTCCGTTTTCACAGCTTCTTGCCACTGCTTTTGGGTTTCTTCCTGAGTCCTCGCCGCTACCTGCTGCTGTCGCTGCTGGACTTGGGCGATTTTTTCCTGTGCTTCCCGAAACTCCTCTTTCTTTTCAAGAAAGCCGATTGGATCTTCTGTCCGAAGACGATCCCAATCCACATTCGCAAATTGATCGAGGTTGGTGTTTTCGATTATTGATTGCAGATGGTGCGCGTATTGCTGACGCTCTGTCTGAATCTGCTGCATCTCTTGGTTGTACTGACCTTGCAGTGCCTCGATTTGCTTGCGTTCCTCAGACAGCTCCTGCGTTTTTTTCGTAAACGCAGATTGACGGGAATAGCCTTTTAAAAGTTCGTCAAGGGTTACCTCTTGTTCTTCACCGTCCACCTTGACGGCATAAAGGGGTTCCTCTTCGTCCTCTTCTTCGACTTCCTCGTCGGACTCAAATTCTTCTTCAGAATCTTCGTCCTCTGAAACCGCCTCAACAGATTCCTCTGGATCATCCGTGGATTCATCTACTTCGGTCGGGGGTGCTTCCTCGGGTGCTGGGGGTTCTTCCGAATCCAGTAGTCCGAGTAATGCGTTTTGGGCCTCAGTAACAGACCCCTCTTCAGTGTTGACTGCCGGTGCTGGTCGCGTGTCGGCCATACCTTTACTCCATGAAAAAAGCCGCCCGAAGGCGGCTCACTACATCCTTGTAGTCGGGTTTCAACTCTCCCGATCAAACTCACCTGTCATCACGATAGATGTGAAGTGTTGTTTTAAATCGGTCAGGTTTCTCAAACTCAACCAGGCTTGTTCCCTGGTATTCATATCCTCGGGGTGGGAATTTTCCCAAGTGTCGAGGAATCTTTGCCGAAGGGTGTCCCATGCGTGATTAAACACGGGGTCTTCGAGTAATCGTTTCGCTTTTTCTTCCATTAACCCACCGCAACGGGCCGGTTCTGTTGTGCCTCAAGTGCAAGCTCTTGTGCTTTTAACTGAGCATCGACTTGGGCTTCTGCCGCATCGTGTTGCATTTTCTGGGCCTTGATCTGGACTTCAGCCGCTTTTATCTCAAGCTCTTTCTGCTTGTTCGCCATCTCCATCTGGGCCATTTGCTCTTGAGGTGACGGACCCTGCTCTTTCTCTTCGGGTTTGGTGATGTAGTTCTGGACATCCTTAAAGCCCATGTTCTCGATCATCTTCGCGCCGAGGTTGTAGAGGTTTTCCTCAGTAACGATGGAAAGACCACCTGACATGGCTTGAGAGGCAAAGTTCATCATCGTAGAGATGTGGAGGAGCTGCTGGTCGCGGTTGCCGTGACCCAATCCCACTTCCACCGTGCAGTCCATATAATCGCGCCACTGGTCCGGGCGCACTTCTACCCACTCCCCACGGAGTTTGATGTACTTTTCTTTTTCCTCGTTCTTCTGCGCGAGTTCAAAGACCTGTTTTACAAGATCCCTGACCCCGGTTTCCGCAAAGATACGGGCGATCATCTCCACACGCTGCTGTGCTGCGGTCATCACCTGTGCCACTTGTGTCGCAGAGGTATGGGAGGTGAGCGCATTGGCATCCAAACCCTGACTCATCTTCGTCATCCCGGAGCGTTCTTCCCGGATGGAATCCATATAGCCAAGCATCTGGAAGGTGTAAGGCTCTAAAGGCGGGGTCGGTAGAGGCTGTATCGCACCGGGGGCTTTTGTTCGGACAATTCCCCCTGGGCGACTGGTGAGCAAATCATCCAA